TTCCCTATGAGAAGTATCACAACAATGATTAAAAGAACAATGCCTTATATCTCCGATGAATTAAATCAGGAAATCGGAGAATTAATGGACACGCTGGATGCAAATGAAATAGACGAACTCATAAATAAACCTGTTCCAATGACACTTAGAATGAGCTTTTGGACAGGATATAATAAGAAAGTTTGATTGTTTGGCAAAGGGAGATGATATAATGAAGAAAAGACTGTTATATTGTTATACAAACGCATATGATATGTTGGTATCTATAGACGAAGAAGATAATTGTAGATACTTAATTAACAATGGAGATTTTCCGAGTACAGAAGATAGAGAAAATGGGAATAAAGTTATTGACTTTTTACAAAGTGTAGAAGATGATTCTTCTTGGGAGGACGATTGCTCAAAAGAGGAATTATTAGAAGATGAAACAACTATAATCATTGCTGAAATCGAAAAAGAACTATAATATTGACGAAAAATATCTTCTTTGGTATAATAGATATATTATATTGTAAGGGAGATAATCAAATGTTCAATAATGAACAAACATATGATGAGTGGGAGGCGGATTGCTTAAACAAGGCAAAAGAGATTCTCACCGATAATCAAGAAGTTAATCAAAATCAGAAAATAGAGACGACAGCGAATTGACTGTCGCCTTTATTTTTTTGTGTGAAATTTAGTCTAATAATAGTAATGTGAATGATACTATGTCAAGTATCACCGTGAGAATACAGACAGAAATCATTATATTAAAAATCATTTTTGGTTTAATTAATTTGTTATGTAAATAATTCCAATATTCTTCTGCGTAAGCTATTGGAATTTCAGCAAATACGGATAAATCTTTAGCATTTTTTAAATATGTAGGTAACTTGTTTTTTGGTGCGATTAAAAGACAAGCCATTAAATTTGCTTCTTGCTCTTCTTGTAGAGAATCGGAAGTATGCCCTAATATATAGTGTGCGATCTCGTGGAATATGTAGAAACGCCAATACATAGACGTTTCATCAAAGTAAATTATATATGAAGGCACTTTACCTGATTCCTTGTAAAGAATAGCAGGAGTAGAGATTAATGGATTTGCACCGGCAAAATCTTCTACTGCTTGAGATTTAACCTTGAATGGAATTTGTAAATGAGTACACAATAGAAATGGATTACAAGGGAAACTTGTAAATTGTTTTGTGTAAATTTGTGCAATTTCGAATAATTGTTTAAAACTTCTCATCTTCGACACCTGTCATTGGCAAATGAGCCAACCCTTTCATATAAATTAATGCAAATTCTTTTGATTTTGAGTCTAAAAGATTCCATAATGATAGAACGTCTTGTTGCTCAGAGGGCAAGACATTATTATCCACATTGTCTTCAATTCCAGCAAAAAATTGAGAAAGTGAAATATTTAGACCGTTACAGATTTTCATTAAATTATATATTGTCGGGACGTGTCTATGTTTAATCATATTATTGAGTGACGAATAAGGCATATCAGACATTTTTGCAAGCCTATATATAGACAGATTTCGTTGCTTGCAAATCTCCATAATGTGCTGGTTGACTATAAATTCATCCATAGAGATCTATTCCTTTACTAATAAGATTATATCTTATTGTGTCCAAAAAACGTAGATGTATTCTATGGCAATAATAGTGTTGAGTTTGGTAGTAAAAGAGCAACCACAAATGATTGCAAATAAAAAAGCGACCGATTGAGGTTGCTTTAGTTATATTGTTCAATCGCATTTTGAATTAAATCTAATATTGCATCAGGAATATTTTTTTCAGCGATTTGCTTTAACAAATTTTCTTTTTTTGCGGAGATATGTTCTCCACCATACGCAAGGTAATTTTTATCTGATGGGTTGATTTTTAGAAGTTCATTTGGTGTCATATCAAAAACTCTACATAAAGATATGATGTTAGATAATTTTAAGTCGGTTATCGTTCCGTTTTCCCATTTGCTAATTGTACTTTTACCAACATTAATCAATTCGCCCAACTCGTCTAAAGATAGGTTTTGTGATAATCGTTTGTCTTTTATTATATTTCCGATATTTGACATAACAGTTCTCCTATGTTACAAAAATGTTACAAAAACAAAAAGTCATTGACAATAGAAAATGACTATGGTAATATATATGTGTCTTTAAGGAAACAAAGCAAAGCGAAAGTGTCCTTAAAGAAATGGAATGTTATTATACATCAGTATCTTTGATGATTTTTCTCACTAACCCAAAGATACGAACACGAGTAACATCCTTACCCTCAAAACGTCTTGGGGAATACATTGGATTTAAACTTTGCAGTTCAATCCAATTCGCACCGTACATTACTCGTTTGATGACACCGTTGTCATCATCAATTAAAGCAACGGCATAACTACCACTGTCAACGGATTGTTGATAGCGGACAAGTGCAAGGTCTCCTTCTTCAAACTTGGGGATCATACTGTCTCCCTTGACACGAAGTAAGACGTGTGGTTCATTGCCACTTAGCCAATTAAGTGGAACGTATTGTGTACCAATTATTTCATTGTCGGCATATTTACCATAGCCTGCCGAAACTTCACCTAAGATAGGAAGTTCAATCATTTGATTATTATTTTGTGGCTCGCCAAGCAAATATTCAACGGAAACGCTAAAATAGTTTGCGATGATTTCTATTTTTTCACGAGAAACGGATGTCTTATTGGACATTTGATTGATGTAATTGACACCCAAACCACATTCTTTACATAATCTACCGATAGAAATGTTGTTGTCCTTTGCAAGTTGCTTTATTCTACTTGCAATCATTTGTGGATTTTGCATAAATTACACCTCCGTTTTTTGTAGAATACCACAATATCACGCCGAAAACGTGAAAATTAGTTGACATTCACGTTAAAGCGTGATAATATGGTTTTGTTGATTTTTCAAAACAGAATATTTCGAATTAGTTTAATATCCCCATATTAAATTAATTTACCCTTTTGAAATGTGTTCCCCAACACGTTTTATTTGTAATGGATAAAAGAAATATCCTTGTTTTTTATGTGTTTATTATAGCACATTATAAGGGAAATGTCAATCATATTGACGTAAATTTTGTAAAGAAAATGTAATAAAAGAAAAGAAATTGTAACAAGAAAGGAAGTGATGAAAGTATGATTTCAATAATTCAAAAACCAGTCAGTTTTAAAATACGGCGTAAGTCAGATATTAAAACATTCAAAAATGTTTGTTTGTGTAATGGTTCAAAGTACATAATTAAAATCAATCCGAATTATATCTTCATGTTAGAGAAAACGGAGAATAATATAATAGGAACTATTAAACAAGGTGATTTATTCAATATTTTTAATCCCGAAATTCAGATTAATGTGGATGAATGGGTTTGGAAATTGCGAAAATATATTAATAAAAAATATTTTTCGTAGAGAATATTATATTGAGCGTTGAAATGAAACACTCACCTATACGGTTTATACTTTCCGAGCGGAAAGATAAAAAAGTAGTTTTGCTATGTATATGATAAAGGGAAAGGATGTGAAATGTATGTATCTAATTGGCTTGGCTATAACAGGTGTCGGCATTGGCATAGTGTTGGCATGTAAACTGCAAGATTATTAGTGAAGAATGATTATAAAAATTAGGACAAGGAGTGTAAAAGAGTGAATGATGATGAGAAAGAAACTTTAAGAAAATATTATCTTGACAATGAAATGAGAGAATTGAAAAAGATTGCTAATCCAATCATCAAGCAAAGAAACTTTCCTATGATGGAACATGATGATTTATATTCTGATGCAATGAAAGTTGTGGAGGAAAGTCTTGCGAGTTATGACGAAAACAGAAATTGTTCATTTAAAACATTTCTTGTTGGGAATATTAAACGTTCATTTTATGATTACAGAAAAAAGGGCAATCAATGGAAACGACGTAATCTTGAAACTGAATCTAATGGTAAATTGAAAAAAGATGAAAATGGGCATACAATTCCTATTCAAAATGTTTCATTAGATGCCGAAACAGAAGATGGAATTAGTTTGGCTGAAAAAATTCCTTATATAGAGAATAATACTGATGAGGAAGAATTATCTCCACAAATGGAGGAATATCTAAATGGGTTATCAAAAGTTCAAAGAAAAATTCTTATCCATTTGGCAGATGGATATAAAAAAGAAGAAATTATCGCTATGTTAAATATTGATGATTTTTTATACAAAGATAGCATTATGGCTATTAAAGATGAAAAAAATAAAAGAAAAATACGAATGCTTATTAGGAGGTAAAATAACATGGATGGATATAGAATTGAAAGATGGTCGGTAGAACAATATATGGACGATGTACATACACAAATAATACAGCCTGAACCAACAGTACAACGTGGTTGGTCTTGGACAAAAGAGGCTTTAAACGGACTAATATGGTCGGCTGTCAGTGGGATAGTTTTTATTCCAAATTTAATTCTTGCTGAAACAAAGTCTGAATCCGGTATAAAGTCTACATATATTGTAGATGGTGGTCACAGAACAGAAGCCTTGAGAAGATTTAGATATGGTGAATATAAAGTTACTAATGAAATTCGTGAGCCTATAGTCAGATATAATAGGAAGAAACTCAATGAAGAAGGTAAAGTGGTAAAAAATCAATATGGTGATATTATATGGGAAACAGTCGAATATGATTTGAGAGGTAAAACATATGAAGACCTTCCAACGGAATTAAAACGACAGTTGAACAAAGGTCAGTTAGCGGTAACAATTTATCAAAATTGTGAACAAGGAGATTTACCCACACTTGTTAACATTTATAATAATCACATTGCAATGAATGCTTCACAGAAAGCCCTTACGTATGTAGGAAATTTTGCAAAAGAAATAAGAAAAATAAAAAATACCAATGAATTTTTGAAAGACGGTACAATTTTAACAGAAAAACAAAAGAATGACGGAATATGGGAAAGAGTTATTTCAGAATGTGTTATGGGTGTGTATCATTTTGATAATTGGAAAAAAGCTCCTAAGAAAATATGTGATTATTTGAACTTCAATTCTACAATGGAAGAATATCAACAAATTGAACAGTATTTTAATAGGATTGCTCCATATTCAGATAAACTTGAAAATAGAAAAGTAGCAGATTTATTCACATTAAAAGATACAGTGGTATGGATAATGGCATTTGATAAATTTGATAAGCTTGGCTTAGATGATAAGAATTTTGGAGAATTTTTAAATGCTTTTGAGAGCATGAGAAACAAAGAAGTGAATGGCGTTACTTGGGAAGAACTCGATGAAAACAAAAGCACTAAAGATAAGAAGGTTGTGAAAAACAAAGTAGACCATATTCTATATTTAATGAAAGAATTTTTGGGTATTGAAGATAATGATGCATTGTCAAATGAAGAAAATGTTGAAAATGATGTTTGCGACAATACTCAAAACAGTGTACAGAAAATAGAGAATAATATATTAGAAGGAATTGAGCAAGAAGATATAGAATTTTACGAAACAATGATTGAGGACGTGTTGCCAAGTAATTCCGAACTGGCACAAAAAGCACACGACGAATTAGTTAAGCTGATAGATTATTCTTGTGAAAAAGATTATGATATGGCGTTAGAAAAATGGTTAAAAACGATAGACGAAAGTGTATTAATTTCGAACAATAAAACAGAGAACTATAATAATATGAAGAAACTTTTCATTGAGTATATGCTTAATCAAGAAAAGAATGTGGCGTAAAGGAGAGTGATACAAATGATATTTATAACAGGAGACACACATGGAGATTGGAAAAATCGGTTTAAACCTGAATGTTTTCCGATAGGACAAAGTTTAAATCGAAGTGATTATGTCATTGTGTGTGGTGACTTTGGTTATTGGCACGACACTGATATTGAAAGGAATAACCTTGATTGGCTTGAAAGTCAACCATGGACTACATTATTTGTAGACGGCAATCATAGTAATTTTGACCGACTAAAGAAATTGTCGGTTGAAGAATGGATTGGCGGAAAGGTACATAAAATTCGCCCACATATAATTCATTTGATGAGAGGACAAGTATTTACTATTAACGGTAAAACATTCTTTACATTTGGTGGAGCACAATCTCATGATATTAGTGACGGGATTTTAGAAACTGATGATCCAAGAATTGCGGAATGGCAATACGACTATTGTAAAATGTTTCGTGTAAACCATATATCATGGTGGCAAGAAGAATTACCATCGCAAAAGGAAATGGACGAAGGTATTGAGAATTTGACTAAATATGATAACAAAGTGGATTATATTATAACACATTGCCCACCAACAAAGACTTTAGATGTAATGAATATGAGTAGAGGTTTCTTTGATAAATTGAAATCGGATAGATTAACGAATTATCTTCAAGAAATCCAAGAGAATATTCACTATGGAGCATGGTATTGTGGACATATGCACGAGAATAATTGTTACAAAGATGATATAACTGTTTTGTATCATTACATTATAAAGATTGGTGGCGATGCTCAATGATATATGTAATCACTAATGGAGAACAATACGTTAGAACCAATCCAAATGGGCGATTGGCATGGTCGGGTAATCCGACTTTAGCCAACTCGTTTGAGACCTTCCCAGCTGCATTGGGTTTCTTAAAGACCAAAAGAGTACAAAATTTCTTGAAAGGAAGTTCAAAACGAAGTCGTGTAGTTGAATTGACGGATGGATATGTACCAATTGAGAAGCCAGAGGATTGTGGTGAAGAAGAACCAAGTGATATAAATAACATTAAGTCTATGGATATAGACGGATTGTTAAAAGCACCTCATTTACCAGATAAGAGAAATCCATATACATATTATAACAAGTTAGAAGTAGATATATTAGATGTTGATATGGCAAGTATCTTACAATTGGCAAGCAAAATCATAAGTGAAATAGATAAACAATATGAGAATATGAGATATCTCGAAAAAGAAATGGATTTGAGAATTTGTGATACACGTCATTTTAAAAAGAATGATAAAACAAAATTAAGTGCAATTGCGGCACAACGACTCGAATACTATGAACAGAAATTAGATGTAAAGAGAGATATTTATAAAAAGAATAGACAAATTCTTGAGTTGTTTAAAGATGATATAAGTAAATTTAAAGATAAAAATTTTCCAAATGAGATTAAAGCAATTAAGAATACTCCGTATCAATATAGACGTATATCATATGAAGTGTTAAAAGATTATTGTAACGGAAAGTACAGAAAGGAGAAAAAGCATGAAACAAAAAGAGTATCAAAAACTATTAGAACTAGTGTGTAATAAACAAGACAGTTTGTTAGCCCATGGATTGTGGGATAGCGAAGAATACAAGTTGATGGAGCGACTTAAAGTCAAGCTAAAGAAGAAAACAAAAAAGAAATAAGGAGAATATAACTATGAAAGAAGTATTAATGTTACTATTGGCTATGATAATTGGTTTCGCCGGTGGGGCAGGAATGTTTGCGTTGATTTTACATTATTGCAATGGCAACGAAAAATCTGTTTCAACGGAGATAGACGATTTTGGTCAAAGTGCAGAAGTATGTGCTGAAAGTTTTAGAGGTTTGTCAAATGCTTTCAAAACAATGGGAGAAAGTATTAATAAGGGATATACAAGGTACATCGGAAACAGCGATAAGATGACCGAACAAGAATTTAAAGAAGCGTTAAAAATGAAAAATAAAAAAGGAGAATATTAATGATGAAAGAAATAAGCAAATCTAATGTTTTTGAAGTATCTATTAACGAAAAAGATAAAAAGAAAATAAACGGTGGTCGAGTAACAAGATCTTATATTAACAAGTGTTCAGAGATTGTAAAAAGATTGAAAGGAAAAATAAATGAATGATTTAAAAAAAAGTAAAAGTTACATGTTGCGAGGGCGAAGGTCAAGGCTCTTGCAAAAGATGTGTTGATAAAGGTATATGGAATCGAATGTGGATGAGTTTTCTATACAAAATAGAAGGACTTGAAGGCTATTATTGTGCAAAATGTGTAGATGAAATAACGGAGGAAATGAAATGAGATTTTTTAAAGTAGAAGAAATTGACGAAGATACATTCACAAAGCAAGCAGGTAGTTATGAGAGTATTTTTGTTAGTGGTTCTCAAAGAGGTAAGGACAGAGCGGTATATGCGTTCGTAGATGAAACAGAGGACGAGTTTGAGATATATTTAGACGAGTTTGCGGAGGAAGAATAAAATGTTAAAAATTAAATTTTGGAGAATCGAAAATGTATTGTTAATGAAAGTGTTGGAGCAGGGAAACGAGATTAAACGAGGGGATTTTAAATTTTGCGCGTCTAATGGGATTAAGGTTACGAGTATAAGTAGCCCAGAACTAACACCAGCTTTTATAAACATAAGAGGTCGTGTGAAAGAATATGATGACAGTATTGTACCTCGTGAGTGCATTAATGCAGAAGAAGCAAAAGCAATGCTGGCTCGCTACATTGAAGCAGTCAAAGAATATAACACGTCCCTATTAAGAAAAAGTAATGACAAAGATGATATAGAGATAGAAACAGTTATTGCAGAATAGGTCAACAAATAAGGAGGATAGTTAATATGAAAGTAACGATTAATGCAAACGGTAAAACCGTTCAAGTTGAAATGACAGAGGAGCAGTTAAAAGAACTGGGAGTAATTAAGGAACGAAGCCGAACAGGATATGAGAGGGTTAAAAAAGATGAAACGTATTATGTAATTGATACAGAATACAATAGTATGTCGAAAATTACAGAGTTTAATGACCAAGAGGATGAGCAATGTTATAACGCAGGCAATTATTTCAATGATAAGATAATTGCCGAGAACAACGCAAGAGCTGATAAGCTGTTACGTTGTTTAAGACAATGGCAGGCACAAAACGACAAACCGATTTCTATGTCTGATTGGAAAAATGATAATATTTCGAAATACTATGTAGATTATGATTGTTTTCATGAACTGTTTTTCGTGACTTATGCTGTTCGTCGTCGATCCCTAAATAATATATATTTCACATCGGATGAAAAAGCTAAAGAGGCTATTGAAGTATTCAGAGATGAACTGCTATGGTATTTTACTGAATACCAACAACGTCTTGACGAAGAACAAGGAGAGTGAACAAATGGGATATTACAGAGTGCGTAAAAATTGGAACAATGGTAAATGGGATAGTTCACAAATTTGTGCATATACGGACAAGCAAAAAGCAATCCAAGAATGCACAGAAGAAAGGGTGCAACAGGGATATAAAGTGTTTGACCCAGATGGTAAAATTGTCTATCCAATTACATTGGAAAGGCAAACGAAAATACTAAAAAATGATGGCGCTATTCCTGATGACGAAATTGAATATTGGAATGACATATTTAATAAGAAGAAACTCGTTCACTTGGACGATTTGAATGTGATTATTAACCGATATTCTGAACTGTTAAATAAGAATGAAACAAAGATAGTTTCACATAATGGAATTCGTATGTTGAGAGTACCATCAAATAGATTCCAAATTAAATTGGTTGATAAATCAAAGAGCAACTTGGACGAAGATACATATTTTAATCTTGGTTATTTTGCAAACTTCAAAGAGGACGGAATTTTCTTTACTTTGCCAGTGGCAAACCTTGTAGCCGACACAGATGAAAACACACTTTCATCGCCATGTTTGAAATATTTGAAGGAACGAAAAGTCAAGGATAATAAGGTTTATTTCTATGCAAGTCAAAATGCATCTGATCAGTTTAAAACAAAAGACGTGTCTACATTGATTATTTGTAATGACAATACAGTTTTTATTGATAAGTACAACAGTTTATATGATGAAGATGTTAAATATGCCGTTTCGGGTGCTCCAATTATAATTGATGGATTGAGAGTAACGACAGAATATTTGGACGAAGGTTGGGATAATTCGATAGTTAGACCAACTGTTCACGGATTTTTGGGTATCAAAGACAATTATATTTATTATTTTTACATTGAAACGAAGACCTCGAATTGTATCACAAGTGGAGAGGTTTACGACAAAATTAAAGACTGTGGATTTTCAGATGTTATTAAAGTTGATGGCGGTGGAAGCTTCTATTGTAAAATCAATGGAGAAATTCAAAAGAGTACAAGTGAGAATAGACAAATTAATAACATTGGTGTTGTGATGTAAGGGGAATAAGGTAGTATAAATGAGCGATGATATAGAATTGGTCAATGCTGGCGAGTATCTCAACAAATTATGTGCTGATATGAGTGCATCAAAATCATACTATTACGATATTCAATATACACTTTCGACAACATTATTGGAATATCGGTTAAAACATAGCTTGACCTCAAAAGATATGGCAAGTTATTTGGAAGTAAGTCCTTCAATGCTATCCAATTATGAAAGTGGTGATTATGATTTTTCTCTTTCTCAAATTTGTGATATATGTGAAAAATTAAATCTAAAACTTAACCTTTCGATTGCCGAAAATTAAACACAAAGGAGAATATTGTTATGATAACAAAAACTATGAAATTGTCGGATATAAAGATTTCGGATGCTTTTGCAAGGACTCATGTGTCCGAAAGAAAACTTCAGAAATGTAGGAATTATTTCGAAAAATTCGGAAAGCCAGATAGAGAAATAGTGGTTGCTTCGGACGAAATTCTTACCGATGGCTATATTATGTATCTTATTTATAAAGAGAATAATATAGAAGAAATAGAAGTTAAAGTTGAAGATTGGGGAGCAAGTAGTTATAGAAATGAACGAACGATGTATATTTACGGTAGACATATTAATGGAAATGATGTTGATCATAAAACATACATGTGGAGAGTTCCTTCAAATTGGATGAGATTCAGAGATAATGTCCAAATTGGCGATGTGATACTTTGCAAAACAAAATATGGGATAGGAATCGTATCGGTAACTGACAAAAAGATATATGATAAATGTCCGGTAAATTTCAGAGTGAAAAAGGTAGCGAGCAAAACAATTTTTAAAAAGAAGGTTGCAATGGAAGGAGAAATTTACTATGGCGGTGCTGAAGAATTTTGATAGAAACGAATTATGCGTAAGTTGCACTTGCAGTTGCGATGAGGGGGATACAGATTAAAATTGATAAATATGATAAATCTCACTATGCCTTTTTATCATGTACGAATGGCAAATTTTATTATGCAGACATTTGTATGACGGAAAATGAATTCCATCAGTTCAAGGCATGGATTAATCGACATTAAGATTGGATGATATTATGGAATATAAGACATTACGAGAAAGAATTGAAGAACAAGCAGTATCGAATAATGATTTATCACAAAAAGAAATTGATAAAGATTTGGAGGATACATTGCAGATTTTAAAAGAATTAAGCGATGAATCAGCTTTGTACTCAACTTCTAATTTGATGAGAGAACTACAAATTATTAGAAATGGATATGAAAAAGGAGAATAAATATATGAGCAGATGGACACATGTGGCGGCAATATTTAGAATAGACAGTATAGGCGAGATTTCTGACAATGAGATTATCGAAAAGTTTGGAAGAACAGTTGATTGGGAAGAGATGGCAGATTGTGATTATGCCGATTCTAATGAATGGATTCAACAAGAGTTTCTTCCAATGGGTAGCGAAGGCAGTCTTAAAATGAGCATTTGGCATAATCCTGTTAAAAATGAGATGTCATCTACTACAGTTTCGGTATTCGGAGATTTGAGAGATTATGGTGGCAGTGATGATATTGAAAGGCTGGAGCAATGGTTTGCCAAGTGTTGTGAGAATAATTGGACAAGACAGGCAGTTATGCAAGTTATAGATGAATATTGTGATAAGCCAACAATTTTTCAATATATACAGAACTAATTGAAACGGCAGTTTCAATGCAAAAGATAACCAATATATAGTGGTTAGATAAACAATCAAATACAATATGTAGCATAAAAGAAAGGATATATAATATGGAAAAGATATTAGTTGTAGTAGATATGCAAAATGACTTTATAGATGGATCACTTGGTACAGAGGAAGCACGAAATATTGTTGAGCCTGTTTGTGAAAAAATTAAAAAATTTGATGGAGTAATATTTCTGACATTAGATACGCACTCAGATGATTATCTTGAAACTTTGGAAGGAAGACATTTACCGGTAGAGCATTGTATTGCAAATACCGAGGGTTGGTTGATAAATTCATTTATAAGAAATGCATTAAAATCTAAAAATTATGCTTTTATAGAAAAAGAAATATTTGGTTCAATGAAACTTGTAGACAAGATAGCAAAAATATTGGACAAGGGAGTCAAAGGTTCAATAGAGATAGTAGGATTATGTTCGGACATATGTGTGATATCAAATGCGCTAATGTTGAGAAGTGCTTTCCCTGACACTGAAATAACAGTAGATGCTTCTTGTTGTGCCGGAGTTACACCAGAAAAACATAAGGCTGCGATGGAAGTTATGAAGAGTTGTCAAATTAATGTGATTGGAGAATAAATATGGACAAGTATATGAGTGTAATAACCAATTTTGGGTGTCATTATTCATGCCCATATTGTATTGTAAAAAACAATAATCTTCATATTCCTAAGACTACACTTGATGGGTTGAATTTGTTAAAGAAAAAGATAGAAGATAATAAGTGTAATTGGGTCTCTATCTCTGGTGGAGGAGATCCATTATGGAATTTTGAAAATCACATTGATTGGTACAAGAGATTTTTTGAAATAACAGAGGGTATCAATATTGAATTGCATACAAGCATGCCGAATGTAGATGGAGTTCCTTATCTGTTTTTTGAGAGAGTAGTATATCATTTACATGATTTCGAGCAATTAAAAACAATCAAACGGAATCATAGTGGGCAGATTGTCAGAGTTGTTTTTGTAGTTACAGAACGGTTTACAAAAGATTTAATAGATAAGATTGCAACTTATTGTCATGATTCAGATAATATTGATGAATTAAGTTTTAGACAAATGATGGATAATCACTATGAAGAAACTGATTATTGTAGAGAATATTTAAAAGAAGGACACCAAAAGCGTTGGTGGTATATTGAGCAAAATGATTACAATTTATACTATTGCGAAAATGAAGTTTATACAGAGTACAGAAAGATTGGAGAATAAATATGATTAAAATTAATGGAGATATTGTAACAATTAATAAATTCCCTGATGGAACACCAAGAATAAATATTGATGTGAATAGTATCGAAGAATATGATTATGACGGTTCGCCTTGTATTTGGCTTGATTGGATATATGAAAGCAATGATGAGATGTTTTATTTAATGTTGATAAAGAAACATCTTGAAAGATTTAAAACAAATGTGAATTACTATTTGAATCTTCCATATATTCCAAATGCTCGAATGGACAGAGTTAAAAATAATGACGAAGTATTTACTCTAAAATATTTTTGTGAATTCATTAACTGGTTAAATTTTTCGGGTGTATATGTTTTAGATGCTCATAGTGATGTTTCTACGGCATTGCTTAATAATTGTTTTGAGGAAAATCCAAAGGAATATATTGAACAGGTAATTGCAAAAATTGGAGAGAGAAATCTTGTTCTTTATTTCCCAGATGCGGGGGCGGCAAAAAGATACTCTGATTTATTTCCTGAACTTCAATACTGTTATGGAGAAAAGAAACGAGATTGGAAAACTGGTAAAATTCTCGGATTAGACATCAGAACGAATGGAATTGATTTAGCTGATAAAGCCGTGTTAATGATTGCTTATGGTGGTTCGCTGTATTATAGTGCAGAAGAATTGAAGAAAAATGGTATAAAAGAAATTTACGCATATGCTACACATACAGAAAACTCAATTCTTGACAAAGAAAAAGGTACTTTAATTAAATTTTTGGAGAATAATACTGTGAACAGACTGTTTACGACAAATAGTTTGTTTAAGGGTAATCATGAAAAAATAACAGTTATGGAGGTCGAAGAATTATGAATAATACAATGGCGTTGCTACTATCAGACACTTATAAACAGTGCCACTCGCGAATGTATCCAAAAGGATTAACTAAGTTAGTATCGTATTGGGTGCCTCGAAGATCAATGTTGGAGAACAGAAACAAAATGGTTTTCTTCGGATTACAGGCATTTATCAAAGAATATTTAATGGGATATTTCCAAGAAAATTTCTTTGATTTGACGGAAGATGAGATGGTGTCTCTTTACACTGATTCAATGGATATACAGATTGGTAAGGACAATTATGATTTAGACAAGATTGTTCAATTACATAAATTAGGATATTTACCACTAGAGATAAGAGCTTTGTCAGAAGGAACACTTGTACCAATGGGAGTTCCATGCATTGAGATTACAAATACAAATGATGATTTTGCTTGGCTTGTACAGTGGATTGAATGTATCCTACAGGTTGAACTATGGAAACCTTGTTGCCATGCAACAATCGGTCATATGTATCGTGAGATTGCGGATTATTGGTACGATAAAACAACTGATGGATTGTCGGGAGACATGGCTTGTGCGGACTTTGGTATGAGAGGAATGTCTTGTATGGATGAAGCTGTAAGATGTTCAGCTTCGTGGTTGCTTTCGTTTAATAAAACATCAACAATTCCGGCGATTAACTATATTGATAAATATTATAATGCTGATTGTAAAAAGAACGGAATTGGATTAGGTGCTGTATCGACAGAACATTCTGTTATGGGTGCGAATTTCTCTATTGACGGAGATGAAATTACATTCGTGAAGAGACTTTTGACTGAACTTTATCCAAATACATCATTTAGTATGGTCTCAGATACATATGATTATTGGAATATGATAAATAATATTCTTCCGCAATGTAAAGAAGAAATTATGAATCATAATGGTAAACTTCTGGTTCGTCCTGATAGTGGTGATATTGTAGAAATTTCAGTTAAAACAGTTGAAAGACTATGGGATATCTTTGGTGGCTCTATAAATAGTAAAGGATATAAAGAGTTAAACCCTCATATAGGAATCATTTACGGTGATGGCTGTACCCTTTCTAATGTAGAAACAATTTGGAGAGAGTTGGAGAAACGTGGATTTGCAGCCAATAATATTGCTTATGGTGTAGGAGCTTTTTGTTTTACGGCAATTATGGAGAATGGAAAGATGATAGTTGCTACGAGAGATACTTTTGGAATTGCTATGAAAGCAACTTATGGAGTAATTGATGGTAAGAAATTAATGATTTTCAAAGACCCAAAGACAGATACAAGTCATCTAAAGAAATCTCATAAAGGTTGTTGTAAAGTTTATTATGAAGACGGCGAATTAAAATGTCAAGACCAATTACTTGAAATGAGTGATGACAGTTTGCTTACTACTGTATTTAAAAATGGAGAATTGATAAGAGAGGATTCCTTTATGGATATCAGAAATAGAATGTACGGAGGAAAATAAAATGGATTTTTATCTTCAAGCTAATAATTCTTATAATAGACTAGAAGAAGAGTTTAAGAAATATGGAAAGCTCATCTTTTGTGTAGATTTTGATGATACAATTTATGATTTTCATAAAAAGGGTAGAACATATGAAAATGTTATTCACCTTTTGCAAAGATGGGAGAACTATTCAGAAGTAATTATCTTTACTGGCAATGGCGAAGATAAATATGAGATGATTGAAAAATATCTGAATGATAATCACATTAAATATAGAGGTATTAATTGTGATGCTTCGGTTGCATTTTCAGGAAGAAAAATTTATGCCAATGTTTATATTGATGATAGAGGAGGACTAATTCAGGTATATTATGAACTATTGACATTAATTGAGAAAATCGAAAAGGGAGAGATTACACATGAATAATTTTGATGCAAAGAAAGTAAAGAATGAGATTGTACAGTGGATTAAGGATTGGTTTAATGAGAATGGTAAGGGATGTTGTGCAGTGGTAGGCATTTCGGGCGGTAAAGATTCTTCTGTTGTAGCCGCATTATGTGTTGAAGCTCTTGGAAAGGATAGGGTATTTGGAGTTCTTATGCCACAAGGTGAGCAGTCAGACATTGATTTTTCTTATAAGCTTGTTAGACATTTAGATATCAATAATTGCATTGTAAATATTGGCGATACGATTTCCACATTGACAAATGAAGTAAAACCAAAGTTGAACAATCAATGGTCGAAACAAACATCTACGAATCTGCCGGCGAGAATTAGAATGGCTACACTTTATGCTGTGTCTCAAACCATTAATGGACGAGTGGCAAATACTTGTAACCTTTCAGAAACTCTTTTATCTTGGGAAACCAGATGGGGAGACGCTGTTGGAGATTTTTCACCATTGAGTGATTTGACGGTTGAAGAAGTTAAAGCTATTGGTTTTGAACTTGGATTACCAAAAGAATTAATTGAAAAAGTTCCGTCCGATGGCTTGTGTGGAAGTACAGATGAAGACGCTCTAGGATTTAAGTATTCTGTAATGGACAAGTATATTAGAACAGGTGAAATTGATAATACAGATATTAAAAATATAATAGATGAAAGAGTAAAGAAGTATCAATTTAAAAGAATGCCAATTCCGTATTTTTCAACAGGATTGAAAAGATACGTTGATTAATGTTGGTTGATTAATTATAGAGTTAAATTATTGTTTTTAACGGAGAATTTCTATTATGGAAGAAATAAAAATTGACTGTGTTTATAATTATAAAGGATCAACACATTCATACCTGACTGTACGCATTATGGATGTCGATAATTTTGAGATATATTCATCTCATGGAGATCTCATTGAAAAAATACACGATGTGGCTGATTGTTTATATATTTTGTATTTGGTATCCATAGGGGAATATCCACGAAAGGAAGTATCATTATGAGTTTTACAAAAACATTCCCAATCAATACAGGAACATTTGTTGTTGTTCAAGTAGGAAATACAAAGAGATTGGGTACAGTAGCTTGTTATCAATGCGTAACAGAGGAGGAATGTAACTGTTTGTTATAAGTTATAAAAAGTTATAAATATATGCTTACTTTTATAACTTTTAATGATAGAATTA